TTAGAAACACCTTATTCAGAAGATGGACAAGGTATGGATATGAATGGACATAGTCCAACATACTATGCATACTATAGAGTCATGATGGATTGGATTGAAAACTTTGATGATGGTGAGGAAGTAGAACACGCTCCAATAAATTTAATATAATGATAAGTAGAAAAGAATTTACTGAACAAGTTGAAAAAATTCTATCACGTGGTAAAGGTGTAGATGTAATGTCTGCAATTATTAAAGTATGTGAGAATAACAATTTAGAACCCGAAAGTGCAAAGAGACTTTTAACACCACCTCTAAAGGAAAAGTTAGAAGCAGAAGCACAAGGACTAAACCTAATCAATCGTGGTAGGACTAGTCAAGGGACAATCACACGATTTTATGAGGATTAATTATGGAAGTAAATGATATAGTCACGGTCATTGCACAAAGTGGTGAATACGTTGGTAAGTTCAAATCATCAGAGGGTGGTCTTACACTAGAAGACCCTAGAATGATTCTAAGAGCAGACGATGGTGGTATGGGATTTGCAAGAGGTATTGCAGTCACTGGAGAAGAGAATCCTACTTCAGTCACATTCAGTAATTATATTTTTGTGGTACCAACAAATGAAAAAATTGCAGGTCACTACCAAGAAGCAACTGGTTCAATTGTCACTCCATCCAAAACACCTACTATCGTCACAACTTAATGACGAGTAGAGAAGGATATGATGCATACACTCTTTATCTTGGAATAAAGTTGCACTTCTATACAAAGGATTACGACTTTATAAAATACAATGGTAAGGTGAAGAGTGACATCAACTCTTTCTTAAAAAGAAAAGATAAATTTCATTTCGGTAAATTATTTAAAATATACAAACAAGACTTACAAGATTTCTACATTGCAAATCTAAGTCTTAAAGATAGTTGGGCAGGAGACTTGTTAGACAATGAATGTGAACGAGTTTATAAAGACTGGAAGAAGAGACAACAAAAATTGTCATATCTGTATGAAACAGAAGTCTCTGATATCCTACTTAAAAGAAATATTCAAAAAGTATTGGAAGTAAAAAATGGACAACATCCAATACTCTTGAAGGAATACATGGCAAAAAATGTTTCACTTGAAACACTATGTATCATGGATTCCATTATCGGATTCAGTTCCGATTGGGAGAGACTTATATCTGAAAAGATAGTGTATCCCGATATACATATTAAGATTCAAAAGTATAAATCATTTATAGATTTTGATTTTAAAAAGTATAAAAATAAAACAATAGAGTTATGTCAGTAGACATAAATACTATTACAAAATATTCATTTATTTTAAAAAACCCTCTAGACATAGAGAGTAAAAATAGAGTATAATGAATGTTCTTATTATGAAAATAGTGAGTGGTGGACTCTTCGGAGTCTTGATATAATGCGATACAATGTAATACAATAGGAGAATACAATGTCATCATTAGATAAATTACGTGCAGCTATGGAATCTGCATCACCTACAGAAGGTGCAAAAAAGTCCTACAGTGACGATAGATACTGGAAACCTGAACTAGATAAAACTGGGAATGGATTTGCAGTTGTTCGTTTTCTACCAACCCCACAAAACGAAGAAATGCCTTGGGTCAGTTATTTTGACCACGGGTTCCAAGGGCCAGGTGGATGGTATATAGAGAAGTCTTTGACTACTCTTAACAAGAAAGACCCAGTGTCTGAATATAATACTCAGTTATGGAATACTGGTATAGAAGCAAACAAAGAGATTGCTAGAAAACAGAAGAGAAGACTCCACTATGTTTCTAACGTCTACGTTGTTTCAGACCCTAAAAATCCTGATAATGAAGGAAAGGTCTTCCTTTATAAATATGGTAAGAAAATCTTTGAACAACTCAAAGAAGCAATCTCACCTGCATTTGAAGATGAAGCTGCAATCAATCCTTTCGATTTGAGAGAAGGTGCAAACTTCAAAATCAAAATCAGAAAGGTTGATGGATACTGGAACTATGACAAGTCAGAGTTCGATAGTGTCGCACCGTTGTTTGAAGACGAAGATAAGTTGAACGAAACATTTAGTTCTGCTTATTCTTTAACAGACATTATTGCACCAAGTGAATTCAAAACTTACGAGGAACTCAAAGAGAAACTCGATAGAGTACTTGGATTAACTGGTTCAGTAAGTACATCTACAGCAGAATCTGTTGCAGAAGACTTGGAAGAAGTGCCATGGTCTAATGTCAACACTGAGTCTGTTGCAGACGAACCTGTAATCTCATCAGCAGAATCAACCTCACCATCTGAGGATGAGGATGCGATGGATTACTTTAAGAAACTAGCACAAGACTAGTTTCTTTTGAGGGGATATTGATATTACATTATGTGTCCGTGTAGTCAATATCAAACTGGTGACGTAGGAATGGGGTCAATCAGTAAGGGAAAGGTACTTGGGGTCAAAGCGGAAGTATCGGTTAAGAGCGGGAATGCTGTAAAGTGACGGGGCGACTTAACACTTATTATTAAGAGAATATTATGCCAGAAGTAAAACCAAGAATTGATAGAAAAACTAGAAACGAAGAACCATTCGATAGAATGTTAAGACGTTTTAAAAAGGAATGTGACCGTGCAGGTATCGTGCAAGAGTGCAGGGATAGAAAGTATCATGAGAAACCTAACGATACACGTAATCAAAAAAATCAAGATTTGAAACGTAGAAAGAAACTCAATTTAAAAAGGTCTCAGTCTGCATCTTATAGAAAAGTAAGATGAGTAATTGGCACGGTGGTAAGGGTTCTAAGAGAAGGAACTCTGATGAAAAACTCTATGCAGATAACTGGGAAAAAATCTTTGGTAAGAAAGAACCCGAATTAAAGGTAAGAAAAAAGACACCTAGTCAAGGTGCAACTCAAGTCCACTCGGACAAAACAAAATACAATCGTAAGAAACTTAAGAATATTTAACGTCTAAAATCCTTGCAGATGCATCGGGATTTTGAAATGATGACCTACCGTAATGATTATGATTGGTTGTAATATTACTTTTAAAGTTATTCAATGAAGAAACTTCTTTATCTATAATACCATTTTTATTTCTTAAGTACTTATCATTTGAATGTTTCTGTTCTAATTCATTATTCTTATTTTCTTGCAACTTTCCACCAATATCACTACCTTGACCATTATCAACTGGAACATTATTTCTATATCTCATTACTGCAGCATCGACTGCTTTCTGCATTAATTTATCATTTTGATATATGTCAGAAAGAGGATTTTGTTGGTAATGATAAGCAATATTTGCTAATTCGGTTTGAAGTTTTTGTGCATTTTTATCAAATGTTGCAAGTTCATCTCCAACATTACCACCAAGAGCTGCACCTATAGATGATATTCCTATACCAGCTATCAGTGTAGCACCCTTAGCTATTGCAGATGGTATAGTTCCAGCTGGAATGAAGCTTGCTGATTTTTCGATACCTTTACCAGTTAAATAGATACCTGTAGATGCACCTACTGTAGAACCAATACCTCTTCCAACTGAACCTTGTTGATTTTTTGTAAAAACATCGTTTATTAATTTAGTTGTCTCTTCATCAAATGTTGTTTCACCATCCATAGTATCAATATCGAATACACTACTGATAAAAGATTGTTGGTCTTTTTGGGCATTTAAGTCTAAGACTCCATCTACAACACCAGTTATTGCAGGAGCTGCTTTTAAAGCTTTATCTAGTTTTAATGAAAGTGCTAATGCACTTCTTGGAGCTCTTGCAAATGCTTTTTCTATATTAGTAGCATTAAGTTTTGGACTATCTAGTAAATCATCTAAATTTTTTGTTCCAGTGATTTTATAGAGTTCTTGTAATAATCTTTTATTTGGTACTTGTTTATTCCTCATATATTTTGGTGGATTTTCTGCAGTTTTTAGTCCTTTTACTAAGTCCTTATATCCTCCAGTTCTTCTATCAAGTGTTCCATCATCCTTAAATCTTAATTCTTCAACTTTCGCTAAAGCATCAATTTTATTAAATTTAGAAGTGGTCTTTTCTTGAGCACCTAAATATGAACCTACATTTGTTGTTGTATTTGCACCAGTTGAATCAGGGTCGACTGCTGGGTCGTCTGTTCCTCTATTACCCATATCACCAAGGTCTTTAAAACTATCGTTCAATGCAGAAATAACTGCAGTTGCAATAACAGCACCTAAAAGTCCTTTACCACCTTTTTTAGCACTATCTTTACTAAAAATTTGTTTTAAGGTATAACCACCAATTGTGAGTCCACCTATTTTCTTTAATATGTCTCCTCCAATAAAGTTAAAACCAAACCCACCTCCTTCATTATTAGGAACTACTCTATCTTTTGCAAAACCCGCCTGTAATAATCTTTTTATATCACCGACATCATCACCCATCTCTTCAGTTTCTTTTAGTTCTTTCTTTGCAATTTTAATTGCAGGGTCTATTTCTTGAGATTCACCTGCGATTGAAGGTATGACATCGTCATTTCCACCAAAAGAAAATGCACTTGCAATCGTTCCCGATAAATCTTTATTACCAAATATCTTACCAACTGCATCTACTTTATCAACTACAGTGTCAAGTGTTCCTAACAAATCAAAACCAGTAAGTTCTTTTAGTCCTTGACCGAACATAGTGAACTTAGTATCTTGGTCTGCTATCTCTTTTGCTTGTTTGTCTACTGTTTCGTTGAGTTTTTCTAGGTTAGATTTAGAAGTATCTAAAAGATTTTTTTGAATTTCAAGTTCTTCTCTCTTTGTATCAAAGATTTGAGTTTCAAATTTGGTAAGTGCTTTCTCTTGTTTCTCTTTTTCTGTAGTAATCTTTTTAAGATTCTCTTCTTGACCTAAACCTTCTGCACGAATACGGTCTAATTCTAATTTTGCAATCTTATCTCTGAAGTCTTGAATTGATTTACGGTTTTTAAACTCTGTATCTGCGATATCTTGTTCAAGTTGCATCACTTTTGATTGATTAAGACTGTAATTATCTTGTGCAAGCTTGAGTTGGTCGAGAAAACCACTAGTTCCACTGAGTCTATCTAACCCTTCTGATAGTTTTTGATATGATTTAGTGGTTGTATCTGCACTATCGGAAGTTGCTTTTGCAATTTTTGTGGTAAATTGTTGTAATTCTTTGGCATTCGCAGCTGCTTTAAAAGAACCTTTGGTAGTTTCCCTCAAATCTGCAATAGTTTTTGCAAGAGGGGTGTTTACTTCTTGTAAATTACCTATGACATTCTTAAATTTCTTACTGAATTGTTCAGTTGTCTTAAGAATCTCTTGTTCTTTTTGTCTTTGTTGAAGATATATGCTATCGTCTGCCATATTTTACCTTATTGTTTACCGAATGCTTTACCAGCTTCTGATATACCGAATGCACCAAGTGTCACTACGACAAATGAAGTGTAAATTGTATCAGATATTAGTAGGTCTTGTCCCCAAAATGCAGTGATTAAATCACACACTCCGAACACTACCATTAAAAAGAATGAAATAAAACCGATAATTGATTTCTCATTGATATCATTTTCATCTCTAAACAACGAACCTATAGAAAACTTCTCTTTAGGTTTTGCAGCTGCAGTTGCAATCTGCAATTCCTTAGATAACTTCTCCATCTCTTTAATTTTGTCTTGAGCTTCGTCTAACTTCAAGACCATTTCTGTATACTTTGCAACGTCTATCTCGACATTACCAGTACTTACTTTCTTTTCATCACTCATAATTTGTGTCCTCTATATTATGAATCACGTAAACATAACGAAAGTTAACTATTCTGTTGTCTAATCCTTTCTCTTTCTTCCTCTAAGTGTTGTACTAAGAGTTGAACATATATCTCTCTCTCCCATGGCATCATATCTTCCAATTCTGTTAATGAGTACTTGTGTTCCTGCATTAACTGAAAGTTAGATTGATAATAACCAACTAAACTTTCATGAGAAAGAGCTACTAAAAAAAAGAGTTTAGACCCCTTAAAATTCTTTCTTGTTGAGTTCCACACACTTCGCATGAATACTCTATCGTTTTTTCTAATGACGGTGTGTTAATGTAATATCTTTCTATTTTATCTAATTGTTCTAGTGTTAGACTTTCAACAAACTCTTTTAAATCAGAATCTTTGATATCTTTAGATTCATACACTTCGTTTTCATCGAAAATTGTATTTAATCCATACATTATAGTTGCAATTAAACGGTCTTGTGCATCTTCAATCTCTTCGATTTTAGATAATTCACTTATACTTGGGTAATCTAATATTACACCTAATGTATCAGTTAACATTAACTTATTGTCACTATCATTTTTTGTGAGTTCAACACTATTTAAATCTATAGTTGCTTCTCCACTACCTTCACAATCAGTCACTTCACATAAGTATCTAACCTTTGTAGTTTCTCCAACTGATTTAGTTCTTATTTGTAAAAACAAATATTCTATATCAAATAAAGGAAGTTTTTTTGCATCAACTTTACCGAAAGTTGTGCTATCTATCAGTTGGATAAGTGCATTTGCAATATCTACTGAACTCTCACTTTCTTTTGCAATTAAAAGATACTTTTGTTCTTTAACTAAGAAAGGTCTATATTTTACCTCTCTCCCATCACTTAAATTGCACACATATGTTGGTGCAGTTTGGATTGGTAATCCCATAATTTACTCCATATTTTATTAACCACCAAATAAACTACTAAAATCTCTCAAAGAGTTTTTTAGTCTACTTACTTGTGTATCATATTTATTGAATTTCTTAAGATATTTTTCTGCACCATCGTCACCAAATCTAGCTGCGAGTCCAAGTGCATCTTGAATACCATCAAAAAATCTTCTCCCACTATTTAGTCCTGCAGGAGATACTTTATTTTTACCATTGTATACGTTATGTAATTGTGATAAACTTCCTACTGCATTTCCTTGACTATACTTTGTTGTAAAATGTTGATATGCAATTGTGACTGTAAACAATAACATGTCAGAACTATCCATAGACAGAGATTGTTGATTAATTGAAACTGGGAATGCATTATGTAATGTATTTTCTACTGTAATACTTGCCTTACCACCACTTCTTTTTGCATCTCTTCTTAAATGTCTTATGAGTACAGTTCCTGCATATTGGTCAGGATATTTAAATAATGGTTTAGAACTTGTTTCTACAGAATCTGTTGACTGTTTAAGAGTAGTATCGGTATTTGTAATATCGTCCATCCAAAATTGTAATATTCGTCTATCTAAAAAATCTGTATCACAGTAGAATGATATCTCCATTTGGTGTAAGTCATTTACAGAACCAGTCGGCATCATTCTAGTTTTACCCATTGGAGAATATCCATCAACGTCAATTGTTCTAGATGGTAGTGATGCATTTCTACATCTTACACCTTCCAATTTAACTAATGATAGGGGGTGGAAGAAATCCACCTCAAACTGATTAGACATTGCAGGAGCACTGAGATTTGCAATCAGTTTATCTACAGAAAAATTTTCTCTACGTCCTTCAGCAACAGTATCTGCAAGTTCCTTTCTCCACTCCTCATCATTCCAAGGTTCACTTCCAGTGTCCTTAGAATTTTCTAGATAATTATCAACAGTTGGAACTTTTATATCTTTTCCTACATTTAATGTATCAAGAAAGGCTTGAGTTTGTTTCGGAAGTGAGAAATCGTATTTTTTAAAGGACATATTAATAACTCTCTACTTTTAGTCTACTATCTCTGTAGACGGTATTTGCATTTGTTTTATTTGTAAAATTATATGTTGGAAGTAAACTTATTACATCCCAATCATCATATGGAACTTCTTTTATACTACTTTGTATTTCAGTAGTTAAGTATCTTTTGATACATGGTCTAGCCCATTTTAATCTAGACGATTTCTTAATCAGTTGATAACTCATTTGTATTCTAGTATCAACATCATCTTGTCCATCATAGTCTCTTGCGTATCTCAACAACTCAGACAATAATTCAACTCTTCTCATAGGGTGAATATAGTGTAAATTCAAACCATAGAATCCATCTCTTGTAAATTGAAATGGAATTACTAATGGAAACCTATCGTAGTATGGTAAAATATTTTTCCATTTTGCAACATACTGAAACATAAACATACCACCTATAAGTGGTTTTGGTTTGTTTGCGTAAGTGTCTTCTATGAGTCCTCTTTGTCTATCAGAAACCGTCATGGAACCTATTGCACGTCTAAACCAATTAAATGACTCCTTTGTATTTCTTTCAATCTCTTCAGGAGACATTTTAGAAAAACGTGTGACTAGATTAACCATAATACTATTTATATTATGTTAGGTGGTCTTCAGTCAATATTCTGAATTTTAATCTCCTATCTTTACAGAACTCTTCTGCGGCTCTGAACTTTGCTTGGTTTATCATGTATGTTTGCACTTCACCGAGATATCGTTTAGTTCTTCTTTTGGGTTCTTTGGGGGGTTTGAGTTGTTTCTTTGGTTTGACTTCAATTACTTCTCTTACCGTTTGTCCTTTACCATTGACATACTTGATATAGAAGTCAGGGAAGTATCTATGTGGTTTTTTATCGAGTGGAGATATGTAAGGTATGATAAGTTCTTCAGAACCCCATTCAATAATGTTGGGATTATTATCACAATAAACCATAAACCTTCTTTCCCATAATGAACGGTAAAAGATTTTAGTTGGGTCACCTTTATATTTTTTATAGTTCTTCGGTTTGAACTTACCACTGTATGACATAAATAGATAATAAATAAGTAATTTAAAGGTATTTATACATGTCATCTGTAAACAAATTATTATCAAAAATCAATCAAGCAACAACTGCAATCAAATCTGTAAAAGGAATCTCAAGTAAGATTTTTGGAACAGGATATCAGTCAGACGTTAGTAAGTTTGAACAAGATTCATTAGAATACCAAACTAATCTTGCAACAAGAGCTAAAGCACTTAAAGAGGGTAGTTCAAACATTACTGCATTATCTAGAAAAGAATCAAAAAGAAAACCACCCGAAGATGTTGTTGGGAAGGAATTAGTTTATCCAAGAGACTATAAGGTCGATAATTATATTCATTTTATAATAAAAAAGAGACAAACAAGAAATGGTGACACTGGTAAAAATGCATTAAGTGGTTCTGATACTCATATCTACATGTATGCACCTAACGTTCAAAATAATGCACCAAACGTTAATTATAAAAATGTAGAATTTGGTAATTTTTCAAGGGCACTATTAAATTCTGAAAAATTCATTAGTAGAGATATGGCAGCTGGTCTAGGTGCTGAAATAAACGAAGCATTTGTTAGAGCTTCTAATGCACTACAATTTCAAACTAGAGATTTTGCGAATGCAAGAGCATTTAACCCTCAATTAGAAATAATGTTTGATGGTATGACATTCAGAACTTTTGATATGCAGTTCCAGTTTAGACCAAATAGTGTAGAGGAGTCAAATGTTGTAAGAGAAATAATATACACACTTAAAACTGCAATGTTGCCAGACACATTTAACATTTCAAAAGAATCAGGAGGGTTAGGTGCTGCTTCGGAAGAATTTTCAGAAAACTATTTTAACACTCCGAATTTATTTGAGATTGAATATGTCGGGCCTATAAGTGACAAGATAGACGGATTTTTACCTTCTTTTTTAACTGCATGTAATGTCACATATAACGGTGGTAGTAAAATAGAAACATTTGATGATGGAACTCCTTTAATTATAGACATGACTTTAAGTTTCCAAGAAAATGTAGTTATGACTCAAGAACAATATCAACTTACCAATAAAGAATTTGGTGTTGACTTGAATGCAAAGAAAACTATAAAACAGGGTGGTGCGATAACAGACGGTAGAGAAGCAGATTATTTTACAGAAGGTACACCAGTCAGTGAAGATGGGAGTTTAGATTTTGAGGGAGGAGGTGACTAATGTCAAATAAGTTATATGAAAATTTTCCTACTATTCCATATAGATTATCTAATGGTAAGTTAGTCACTATAAAGGACTTTTTTAGAAAAGCAAAGATATCCTCATTTAGTATGTCTAGTGTTGTAGATTATGAATATTATGAATTATCTGAAGGTGATAGACCTGATGTAGTTGCAACTAAATTATATGGTGACGGTGATTTACACTGGGTTCTTTTCTTAGTAAATGATATGGAAAATTATTATGATTGGTATCTAAGTTCAGAAGAATTTGAAAATCATATTGATTCGTTTTACAAAGGTCAATACTTAACCTTTGCAAACAGAGAAGATGTTGTTCAATATCCAAACTTTGATAATCAAGGGAATCTACTCAACACACGAAAATACCTATTAGGTGAAAAAGTCACAACACTAAAAGGGACTGGACATATCTTAGAGGTTGACCCTTTAAATAAAAGAGTAAGAGTTGAAAGTAGTCTATGGGAAAGTGGTGAGACATTAGTGGGTAAAAATAAATCTTCTCAAATCGTAAGTGTTATAGAACCTAGAGACGTTATATCACATTATGAAAACTCAGAGGGTATGAAAACTAATGTACCAACTAGTGGATATTCAAGTGTATCGTTGTGGCAAAGAGAGTTTGACCTAAACGAAGAAAAACGAAAAATAAAAATTATAAAACCAAGTTCAATATCAAGAGTCATTACAGAATTTGAAAAATTAATGTCAATTTAATATGGAAACAGTAAACCATCAAGAATATGGTAAAGTCGTTTTAGAAGAGATTTCGATACAGTATCAAAATCAAGAAGAAGATAAAATAGATATTTTACCTCTTGCAAATAGTCTATCTTTGTATGAAAGTATATACAGTAAATATACTACTG